AAGTTAGTGTTGCAAAGATTGAGTCCAAGTTGGACAACAGATTTGATAAGTTAGAAGAAATTTTAAAGGATTTATAATGGCATTACATTTTGCAGCTAGAATACACGCTTTAACTGGATTTGACGCAGACTCAACTGGAGATACAGATACAGGTCAAGATTTTGATGAGCATGCAGCTCAGTGGATGACTGAGGCTATTAGAGAAGTTATAGACCTTTTACCTCCTCATTTAGTAGAGAGATGTGGGAAGATATCTTCGGCAAGTGCTAGCTATACTAATGGGACTGGAGTTGAAACCGAGAATAAAGTTATGAGTGTTCAAAGGGCTTTAGGAACAGGATTTTCTACTGGTCAAGTCTTTGTTTGTAGACAAATTCCCCATACAATGGCTCATAAAGCGGCTGATTCAGATTCTTTGGAATATGCAACACCAACAGACCCAGTGTGGTATTACGACCATGCTTCTGGTGGAGATAACTCTGTATTGGTTAAGGTTTTACCAACTTCATCGTCAGCAGTAGCAAAAGTAACTACAGTTGATTACCCTGTGTTTACAGCAGGAGACACTGAAACTTATGATGTATCTTCAAAAACAGTTATTACAAATTTTCCAGATGAAGCTGAACATTTAGTTGTATTGAGAGCAGCAATAACAGCAGCTGAATATATGTTAATGACAGAGGAAGACCCAGAAATATATCTACCAATGATTCAAAATTTAAAACAAGATTATAATCAAGGACTTCAAGCTATAGGAGTTCAAATGGCACAACCTCAACAGGCGGGTAGATAATGAAAGTTAAAGATATTATAAGTCAAATTGAAATGAATATGGGAAGACAGCCTGAAGGTTATATCATGAGGCTTCTCAATGATGGTCTTCTTGATATTGCAGCAGAAAGACAACACAAAATTGATGATGTTAAGATGGATTTGGTTGAAGACCAAAGATGGTATGAGCTTGAAGATAAAATGATTGATATTACACGAGTTGAAATTAAGGATACTAATGGAAGATACGCAATGATTCCAAAACTTGCTGATGCTCATAAGATTTTAAAAGAGGATGAATATTAATGGCAAAAAGAACGTATCCAAATGATTATTTTGCATGGTATAATAATGATGATAAGATTGCCATTGTATGCCTTGTAACCTCAACAGATGATGATGCAGGCACTAAATCAGGTGAGTATGATACATATAGTGACTCAACTGTAGCAAATGGCTTAAGAATACATTATCATGCTAAATATACAGAGGCTAGAGACCCTGAAGATGATTTATATAAAGATATTGGACTTGATTCTGGTATGCATTATTCTCTTTTATGTTATGTGAGAGCAAGGTTATTGGAAGATGCAGGCAATTATGAGGCAGCTCAGTATCATAGACGTATGTTTGAAAAAACCAAAAACGAATACCCAATGAGAAAATCAGGCATCAGGGTGTTAAGTGTACCAAAGATTTAGGAGAATAAATGGCAACAACAATTAAAAATGCAACATTAAAAGTAACAGTCAAAGAAGAGATTACCTTAAATGGAAATCGTCAAGATTCTGAGAATGTGCTAAGAATATCTGATATCAATGAAATATATAAAAGAATATTAACGTGTCCAGCTAATAATGAAACTACTATAGCTTCATTTCATGGAGAAGTATATTCTGATGATGGGACTTTAGACAAACAACAAGTAAAATATATTAGAGTGACTAATTTAGATGGAGCTGAAAGTTTAACATTAAGCTTGCAGGTAGACCTTAATGAAGATGATTCAGCTGCAGACGAGTCAGCAAGCATATTATTAGAAGCTGGAAGAAGTTTTGTAATGGGAACTCCCCATGATGCAATAAATGTTGATGATACTAATGCTAATGTGCTTACAGATTTAATGGATTTAGAAAGTATTTTAGTTCAGCCTGGCTCTAATTCAATTGATGTTGAAGTTTTTGTGGCTAGTGCATAAAATTAAACAATAGGATTGTTTGAATAAAACAAAACAAGATAAAGGTGTAGTAAAAAGAGTATTTGTAACACCTGATAAACATTTTCCACTTGCTGATAAAAAGGCAATCAATGTGGTTAAAAAGGCAATTGAGATTGTACAGCCTGATGTCTATATAGATTTAGGAGATGTTGGTGAATGGCATGGCTGCTCTCACTGGCAATGGAGTAAAAGAAAAAGACCTCCTTTAGAATATCAGATACCGTTCATTGACAAAGATATTAGAGATGTTAATCGTGGAATGAATCGCATTGACAAGTCATTAGATAAAGCTGGTTGCAAAGAAAGATATATGATTGAAGGCAATCACGATGACTGGATGAATAAATTTGTTGATGAGAATCCATTCTTAACTAAATATAGGTTTGCAGAATGTGTAAAACTAAAAGAAAGAAATTACAAGTATTATCAGATGGGGAAGTATCTAAAGATTGGGAAGTTACACTTTTATCATGGCCATCATTTTGCTGGAGTACATCATACCCGCAATCATTTGATAAGACTGGGAACCAATGTAATGTACGGACATCATCACGATATCCAACAGTCATCAGTTACACATATTGATGGAGCTAAATCTGCTTGGAGTATTGGTTGTTTAAAAGATATGTCTGATGAAGAAAATGCTTGGCTAGGAAATAGAAAACATAATTGGTCACATGCATTTGCAATTGTTGATTTTTTCACAAAGGGACACTTTACAGTGCATGTAATACAAATTATTGATGGAAGAACCTCATTATGGGGTGAGCTTATAAATGGATAATTATGAACGAAGAGGAATTACAGAAACAAGCAGAAAGCTTTTTGGGCAACTGGGTTTGGCTATTTGTATCTGGAGTTGCTCTTTTATTATTTAAGTCCACAATTGAGACTGTTGTTGAAGGTCTCAAGGTCTTTCTTGGAAAAGATTTAAACACTGACGATGTTGTTATATTAGATGGAAGACCTGCTAGGTGTATAAGAGTGGGGATGTGGAAGACAACATTTTTTGCATATGATATTGGAATAGCTAATGGAAAGCCTTTTGTCAAGGGTGGAACAAAGATTCAAATACAAAATGACAAGCTTAAAGACCATGTAATTGAAAGTCCATTACAGATGCTGGATTTAAGCAAATGGGAGGGTCAAAGTGTTACAAAAGATGGTGATTAATAAAATTGTAGATTTGATTGCAAAGCAATTCAAGTTATACGATATAATGAAATATGTTAAAGAGCCAAATGATGCTGATGCACGTATTGATGAATTGGAGATAAGGTTTTTTCAGCTTGGTAGAAAAGTTGATGAATTAGCAAGAGACTCACATCCAAAGAGAGAGTTTGTAAGGTGTGAGAAGTGTAAAAAAGAAATTAAAGAAGACGGTAAAGAATACCGTAATAGTTTATTATAAGGAGAATACAATGAAGAAAGTCGTAGCAATAATAGTGAAGAACTTATTCAGTGAAAATGTACTTAAATCAGTTTTCGTTAAGGTTGGAGACTATTTGGTATCATCGTCAAAGAATAAATTAGACGATAAAGTTTGGGCTGTTTGTAAAGAAAAATTATTATAAATGCCAAAGCAGGAATATAAAATACAATCCTTTCATGGGGGAACAAACAATAAGTTTGACCCAAGAGATATTGAGGATAATCAAAATGCATTCTCTCAATTTTCAATAAGAAATCCTGGAAGACTTACTCTTGAGGGGTCAGCAATGACTCTTTACAATAAAACAGGATTAAATGATAAAACAATTAATGATATTGGCGGGAGTAAAGGATTTAAAGGTGGGTATGGGTTGTTTGCATTCTCTCATGATTATAGCATGCAATATGATGATATTATTTCAGCAGGAACAACTACACGACCTGGAGTTGCTGAAGGTTTTTGGACAAGACGTGACGCAGGAGGCGTGGAAGATGGCTGGACAGAAGCTGAACCTTCGGCTTTTGAAGATGATGAAACAGCTTCGCTTATTAATACTTTAAGTGGGGATGCAATTGACGCAGAAAAGACATACAGACTATCATTTGATGTTGGCGTTGCTGCGTTAACATTAGCAATTGGAGGGGCGAGTCAAAGTACAGGTGGTTCTGCAGATGATACATATATAGCTGCAACAAGTTATGCGGTAGGCTCACATTCTGTTGTTTTTACTGCGCCAACAGACAGAAGTCATTTATGGTTTACAGCAACAGGAAGTGGAGGAGATGACCTTGGAACTTTAGATAATGTTTCTTGCTATAGAATGCCAGATGAAGTTGATACAGAGTTTGTTGTAACAAACGATGGCGCAGATATCGATATATATGACCCTAATAAATCATCATGGCAAGATGCTAAGTTTAGATTAGGCTCAAGAACTGCACAGTAAAACCATCTTAT